GTCGCGTGTCGCCGCTTCAAGCCCGAATTGCCGCTGCATTTCGTTTCCGGCCTGCGCATCAATCGCGAGCCGCATATCGTTCCGGGAGCGGTCGAAATCGCCCACAGCGTCTTGATAGGCTTCTGATCCAATCTGAATGCCTTGATTGGCAAGCTGCGTCTGTAGTATCTCGCGGTCCCGGTCGAGCTGCGGATTTACCCGACTATACAGGCTATCCGCGACCTGATTTCGGTAGCCTTCGTTCGCCACCGGCGCGGCGCCAAGGGTCGAAAGGTCCAACGGCTGCGAAAGCGTGCCTTGTACCGCGTCAAGCTGGTTGTTCGCCGTCTGCCCGTATTTCGTCGCGGCTTGGTTGTTCAAATCCAGAATGGCCTGCTGTTCCGGCGCAAGCGTTTGCGTAACCGTCCGACCCGGCTGGCCAATTTCGCCGGAATACGTCATTGAGCCATAGGGCGTGACCTGATCTATCTGGTTTACCACAGCCTGCTCGCGAACGGCCTCCTTGTTCGCCGCCGCCTGCGCCGCAGCCGTGGCCGCAGGGTCCGGCGCGGGAGGTGGAGGGCCGCTCTTATCTTTTCCGTAGCACCAAAGCCGATAATCATCCGGCTCTATCTCGCCGCACAAAACATCGGGCAACGCATCCCAACCGATTTCTCTAGCCATATCGCCTCCGGTATTCGTTCGACAGCATCGAGCAAACGACACAGTGCTTTTTACGGCCAAAATGATGCCGCAAGGTCGCTTCCCGCGTGAAGCCAATTCCTAAGTTAAACCTGATCGCCCGCTCGTTTTCGTGAGGCGTCGCCGTCCACACCTTATTGACGCCCACTTGCTCAAACGGGTAGTGAAGCAAGGCCCTAATCACGCCCCTTTGCGCCCATCGGGGCGAATCCGCCGCCATGCTGATCTGCAAGGTTCCATATTTGGCTTGATGGTCGTTATAGACCACCCCTGCCGCCAGCTTTTCCCCGTCCCAAACGCCAATCGCCGCAAAATCCCGGAATTCCCTGTGAACATGAGGTATTCGGCGCGCAACCCATTCGGCAACAAGCTGATCTTCTCCAAAAACGAGGATCAAATCTGCCCGCCCGGAACGTATGTGTAATTTGTCGCCACCCACGAGGGCCGCGAAGCCGTATCCGACACCCTAACCCGCAATGCCGCCGCCCGGCCTATGCCTCTCACGCCACGCCATCCCCGATAAACCTGCCCGTCGGTCCCCCACGTCCCAACACCCCACTTGGAGACGCCCCAAGTCGCCGAAGTCACAGGAGACGCGGACGCAACACCCGTCGGCGCCTTCACCTGGAAATCGAGGTTTAAATCGAGCGCGGCATTCGGGTTTCCAACGCTCTCAAAAATCGGCTCGACCAGTTTGAATGCCTTATTGTTGCCCGGCGTCTTAAAATAGCTGAATGATTGCAGGACATCGCCTGCAATCGCCGACCCGTCATCATTTGTCCCCGTGTCGAACTTATGCACCGCGCCATTCACGCCGAAAAACGGCTCGTCATTGAGCAAACCCCAACATATCGCATTCAACCCGGTGAACCGCGCAGGCGCGCCCGTCAGAGTGTTAAATACAAACTGATGATATTCCCCGCTTTGCGGGATGTTGAATATCAGCATTTGACCGCGCGGATAGAGAAACGGTTGCCAACCGAAAAGAGACCCGTAATCCCGAACCGCGCTGTTTACCGATTTGTCAATCTGCGCCGAAAGCGCCACTCGCTCGGACTGTGAACGATCCAGCGTCAAAACCGATGCCGCCGTAACGAATCCGTCTTGCGTCACAATCACAAGATCAGCACCGGCCTTGATAAAACATCTGCGTCCTATCGGCTTGCCGATTTGGAAAACGCCGATCAACTCCCACGTTGAGGCGCTTGCCGGATCGGTGCCAGCGTAAATAATCACTTCGCCCTCGGACGTGATGAATATCGCTACGTCGTCTTGCCCGTCGCCCGCGTCCCGCGTCCATGTTCCCATTCCCATGAGATACCCGCCGCGCCGCGCCACGCCTGCCAAGGGGAACTTAGTAGCCGTCCCCGCGATGCTGTTGACCGCTAGATACCATGCGTCGAGGCTGTTTTTTTCACCCACCCACAGCCGCCGTTGATGCAGATTGCACCAAATCAGGCTTGCGGCGGTCGGCCCGGTAATCGAAGCGTTCGCCCATGAACTGCCATTGTAGGTGCGCGGCGTGTCCTCTCCGTTCATCACCAGCAAGAATTGACCGCCAGTCGTGCCAATTTGGACTTGTTGGAAGCGGTCGTTCGATAACCCACTGACTTCCGCCGCCCCAACCGCACCGGAATCCGACACGTCCACAATATCGCCGTTAGCACACGCAAACAGCTTGCCCGAACCCGTCAGCGGAACATATTCCAACAATGTTTCAACGTCGCCCGTCAAACCAGTGGCGTATTCGATAGACCCGCGCCGCAGCGTGACCTTTTCCGTATCCGGGAACCAATTATCCATGATAACCGCATGGTTATCCGGCATGTCCGCGATGGCATCGCGCGTATTCCATCCCCCCACCGGGGCGGGAATGGTCTGCGAACGGGACGGCGCGCGCATCAAATAACCGAAGAACTGCCATCGACAGGCGGCGCGCCTGTGAAGTGCCGCCCACCGCCGAAGATATCCGCCGCCACCATAATGCCGGGAGACCCCATTTCGTTCCGCAGCTCGTCGTTCAGGTGCTTTTCATAAGCGCCATACGCCGCGCCGGACGGCAATCCTTCCGCCTCAAGGTAGGCATACACCAGACCGCAGGTAATCAATTCCTCCGATAACTTGGCCACGTCGTCGTCAGCCGCGAAGGCCGATTGCGCAACGGCCCCGCTGCTTTCGCACCACTGGTTCGACACGTACTCGAACGCGAGGCTTTCACCGCCTCCTAGCGTCGGGATAATAAGGATATTGTCACCACGGCGCGCGAATTTAGGCCGGGAGTCGTCCGCATAATCGTTTGCCTTCAAGCCCTGCCATTGAACCGCCGAAATCGGACCCGAAATCAAATTCTTGTTCGTCCTGTCCCAAAACGTCTCAGGCACCATGCGGTCGAAATCGCTTGGCAGGATGCTCGTTTGCGTCTCTGACGCCAGTCCGGTGAACGTCTTTTCTTTCCGGAGAGCCTGCCACGCCACTTTCCGCATGAGCGCGGTCCCGACCTTGTTGGCGAGGCGAAATATCTTTTGCGCGTCCGGGTCCGCATTACTCGCTACCGATGTTGGCCGGATGATGCCGATTTCGTCTGCGGCGTCCTGGCATATGCTTAAAAGCGTCATTGCGGCACACTCCAACCCTTCTCACGCGCCCAAGCCAGCGCCTCGGCCTTACCCTTACCCTCGAACCCATGCGCCCTCAGTGCGGCGCGCACGGACAACCAAGGGGCATTCCAGTTTACCGGCGTGGATTCAAGAATATGCCCCAACGCCTCGGCCTTGGTCCGAACCCACCCGTCCGAATCCTCGCCTTGCCAGCTTTTCTCCAAAACCCCGTTGACTACGCGGTAGCGGCGGCGGTCATAGGCCATGCCTGCTCCTCTTTCCGAATCAACATTGCCCGCTCGCCGATGATATCCCGCGTGCGGAAGTTCTCGGCGCACCACCCATCGACCGCCAGCGCATAGCCAGGGTCGTCAGCGTCGTCCACGATGATCGTATCCACCCGGTCGCCGAAATGTTCAAAAAAACCCATTCTGCTTGCATTTGTTCGCGGCGGGCCATCGTTTAGACCAAGGGCAAACCGTTCCGGCATCCCCTCCAGTTCCGCCATGTCATACCAGCCGCCCTTGATCGGCGCCGTGCAGATCGCGATATTCCGCGTTCCGGCCTGATAGGCCATTTCCTCGACCCGCGCCGCCCATGCCGCATTGTGTTCAATGCACCATACCGTATGGTCGGGATTTGCCGCCGCGAGAACGATTGTCGTAAGGCCAGAACCCGCCTCCACGATATCCCCATCGGCCTTGACCAAGGCGCACAGCGATAAAACGTCCTCCAACGCGGAAAACTCATTCCCTAACCAATAGCGGGCTTCCGTGAACAACCCGAGATCGGGCTGGCCCTTCCTTACTTCCTCGGCCAAATGCGCCAACGTGGTGCCGGTTTGCCGACGCAAGGCAGCGCCCAGGCTGTCATGCATCGTCACCTTGCCCGTATGTCCAAGGCGCATTTCATAGTCCGCAAAGACGCGGCCACCCGCGTTGCGCCACTTGCGGAAGAACGCCAGGTCCCCTCCCCAACGGTTGCCGTCTTCAAAAGTCCGCTCGAACAGGATCGGCACCTTTGAACGCCGGTCTCCCCTGTTCCAAAAGTGATCCGCCGATTTCGCAAGCGTCTCGAACACATGCCTGCGAATTCTCACAAAGCCCGTCGGCAAGCCTTCCACTTCAAGCAAGCCATTTTCGTCGGGCGTGTGCATCCCTTGGATCATCCGCACTGGCATATTGCCCTTGGCGCCCTCGCGCCGGAACGGATACACACCGCCCACAATATCAACGTCGTGGCCGCAAAGCCTAATCAGCGCGTCCGGTGTCCATGACACATCGGCGTCGATAAAAATCAGTTCGTCGCAATCCGAAAGTAGAAACTCCTGCACCACGCTATTGCGAGCGTCGTCAACGTGGCAATTGCCCTGCAAGAGCATATAGGCCGTCTGTAAGCCCGCCTTGTGCATTGCCTCCCGACTCTGCGCCATCGAGAATGTATAGGCTGCATCCGGGCTATCATAGGAAGTTGTCGCCAAGCATATTTTCCGACCACCGGACGCATTGCCGGAATCATGGAATAAGTGAGACATGTATTCTCCAAAAGAAAGGCTCCCCCCGCCCGAAGGCGAGGGGAAACCGGATCAACCGCCCGTGTTGATGAGGCCCACGTTAATCAGCGCGGTATAAAGCCGCGTGATCCGGGTCTCATTGAGCGTGGTTGTCGCCGTCGCTGTCGCAACCGCCGTGATGGCAGGCTGCACAATCGGCGTGGTCAGGCCGTAAAACCCAACCTTGTCCGTGGTCGATTGACCAAGCAGGACGCCCGACGGATTACCGTCGGAAAGCTGTTTGATAGCCATGATTAAAAGCTCCTTTCATACCTATCAGTTAAAGCCCAAGCGAACCGCAAGTTCCGGACGGATGGTCTTGTATCCGTACAGAACATCGAGCCGGCAAGGCAGGTTGTCGTTGTTGATGTCGTACTGACGAACAACGCGCATCGAGATGCCGTCCATGATTTCCCGCGCGGAGAAATCAACGCCCTGCGGCATCACAAGGTCAGCGGTCGCGAAGGCGAACGCATCCTTGTGGAAGCCCATGGACACGCGATAGTCGGCACTGGCGCCAACCGCCGTCGAGCGGTCGCTTTCCAGCTTGCTGAGGGCCGCATTGTTCGCAGGCATGGCCGAGACGTTCTGCTTCGCGCCGGAACTGTAAAGCGCCGGGGAGAAGCTGATCGACGTGGCGTTGGCCGCTGCATCCGCCGTCACGACGAACGGCTGCAACAGGCCAGTATCGGCCTTGGTTTCCGGATGGACGCGGTTGACGTTGGCGAAATAGAAGATGTCGCCTTTCTTCCACGTTCCGGCGCCGGTATCCACCGTGATCGAAGTCGAACCCTCGGCAATGGTCCCAGTGTCGTTCACCAGGTAATCGCCGGTGCCGTCGTCGGTCCCGGTCGTGTGGATCGGCCACATGGTATTTTCATAGACTTCCTTGAAGCCCACGAACTGACCCGCGACCATGCCTTCCTTGTAGTTCTTGCTGATGCTCGCACCGGGGTTGAACAGACCGGACAGGGCCGACACAAGGTCAACATTGTCCTGCGTGTTCAAGTTCAGGCACCGTTCGCTCGAAGGCGTCAGGTTGTCGGTGAGAACCTTCGACGCATTGAGAACGTCGCCCAACGTAATCGCGGCACCCACGTCCGAGACTTCGTTATAAACGTCCTTATACATCGCCATTGCATCGCTTTCGATGTTCGCCGCCAGAACCGACATGGCCGGCTCAAGAATGCGAGACGAAAAGTCGTCAAGGTCAAGCGTCAGGTCGCGGCTCGTAAAAGCCATATCGACGCCCTTTTGCGTGGCGATCTGCAAGGTAACGCTGGTCTCAGCGGTGTCTTGCACGTCGATAACCGCGCCCGTCCGAACGGTGTATTGGTTCGGCAGCCGAATCTTGAGGCTGTCGCCGATCTTCGCGCCCGAATTGGCGTAGCTGTCGTCATATTGCCGGTTAACCTTGCCGACAAAGTTCAGTTTTTGGTGCAGAATGCGGAGCGCTTCGCGCGTAACCGCAGTCGGCGTCAAAAGGGTATTAGCCATTTGACAATCCTTCCATGGGGTAAGCCGTCGTCACGACGGTTTGAAGCGAAAAGACTAGGACGCCTTTTTCGCTAATTGCTGTTCACGCCAGCGCATCCATTGTTCCGTTGACATTTTGTCCGGGTCGGTCGTGGCCTTCGCCGCTCCCTTCCCTTTCATCGGCGCAACGGGCGCTGCCGCAGGTTTGGCGCCCGGCTTTTTCCGGGACTGAGCCTGCATACGGTCGAACATCATCGCCTTGTAAGCCATCTCTGCGGTGATCGGGTTGAGCGGCCATTTCTCGGCTTCCGACTTGTCCATGCCATACGTCGAAACGACGTAATCCACGACTTCGGGCGCTTTTTCCGAAAACCCCTTGATACGTCGCTCAACAATCTGGCGCCCCTCTTCCTCTCGCCGGGCAAGCTCGGCTTGCTGCGATGCGGAGAGTTCGCTTTCCTTGTTGGCGACCTCGGCGACTGTTCTTTGAAACTCGGCCTGCTTTGCCGCGATTGAATCGCTGATCTGTCGCGCCCTGTCCGGATCGGACTGCCACAACGATTGCAAATCAATCTGTGCTAGCTGCTCAAGTTCCCCGCGTAATTGCAGACCATGCGAATACGCTTGCAGAGCTTCACCGTTGAGCGATTCCATTTTAGCCACGGTTTCTTCCCGCGCTTGAATGGACTTCGCCTGCTCGGCGACCGCCTGCGATTTCCTGGTGTAATCCGACCAAGTTCCCTTTACGAACTCATCGACCTTACCGGCCAGTTCTTCCGGGATGGCGTCTTTTGCCACCCGAAACTTGTTGCCGCCGAAATCGAATTCAATCTCCTCGATTTCCTCGGCTTCGTCTTCGCCTTCCTCGCCTTCAACGGCATCGACCGCTTCCAGCTCGTCGGCGCTTGCGGATTCCTCGACTTCCGGCAGTTCGCCATCGGTCTCGACTTCCGGTTCTGCTCCCTCAAGGGCGGCAGATTGATTTTCGCTCATGAAAAACTCCATCTAAGGGCTGCGCGCCTCACGGCGGGCTTAAATGGCTGGATATTCCGAAGACGTATCCAGCCGGGCAATATCAACGGCGCGGCGTAATTCTAGGTCCGCTTCCTTGATATCCAGTTCACGCGATTTCAGCGCGATTTCTTGCAGTTTCAACTCGAACTCGCGTTGTTTCGCTGCCATGTCGCCGCGAATTTTCTCCAACTCCAATTGCGCGCGGGTCGCGTTTTCCTCGCGCGCGGCAGACATTTCAGCCGCCTTGCTTGTCGCTTCATCTTGAAGCCTCTTGAGTTCGCCCATCATTTCTTGAGCCTGCGCCTGCAACTGCTGCAAGGCCGCGTCCTTTTGAGCCAACGCCTGCCGTGCTTCCGGCGAAAGCGCCTTCATTCCGTCTTCGTCTTCCGCTTGGCGAACCTCGGGCGGCAACAAATGGCGAAGGCGTTGAGAAACCTTGTCCGCGCCTACAAAGTCCATATGCTCCATGAGAACATCGCCGATAAACGGACCCGCGTCCGGCACCTGGCGCATGATTTCAATCAGCGTTTCCCGCGTTTCCTCGCGTTGTGTCGCGAAGTTCGCGCCCGTCGATACCGTCACGTCGTATTCGCCAATGGACAGATCATAAAGTTCCTGTTCGCCGTCTTCCCCTTGCTTCCCGCCGCCGTCTTGAACCAAGCGGACCACCTTCTCTTTGCTGTCCTCGCCAAGAATGCGAATGGTCTCTCGCGCCGAATAAACGGCGGGGATAATATCGACCAAACACCGGCCCGCGTAACGAATGGCACGCGCCAGATTATCCGGGAAATGGAAATTCGCCGTATCCGATTCCCGTTGACGCGCCATAATCGCCCGCCCGCTGGTCTCCCGCGACTGCGCGCCCAAGGACGGGTCATAGATCGAAATAACCGCCTTCATGTCGTCCGAAGCGTTCATGGCCTCCTGCAACGCGCCAGCAGGCACGCCCGCAAAGGGCTGGCGTTGGGGAACGCCCCCGCCTTGTGACGGTTCGTATTCCAGATAAGCGTGAGACCGCGTGTTGGCCGTCTCCCACTTCGCCTCGTGGCCTCGTGGAACAAACCCCACCGGGCCGACCCAAGGCGCACGCGGTGCCAGCGCAACAAGCTCCGTCGTCGCCGAGCGCCAGAAATTGAACATCTCCTGCGGCGACTTCGCGTCCCGTATCAGCGACCGGAAATGCCGCCGCCCGTCAAGGAACACTTCCTCGCCCCATACAGGGCAAATCGGAATGGTCGAGCCGGGCCATTCTTCTTCTTCCAGAATCTCGATGCCCGACATAATCCGCCGCGTTACCTTGTGGACGCGCGTCTGACGGCGCCGGACTTCCGTAACACCCGTTGCCAGCATGGCTTTCATAATGGCTTCGTCGTCGGTCCCTATGGACGGGTCAAGCCCGCCGCGCTCCAACATCTTGCGCGCATAGCGGGGTAGTTCGTCCGCCAGAACCGCAATGCCGCTCGACAGCAACACAAGATCGGCGCTTTCTTCCGCGCGGTGCCAATATTCCGCAATCCGCACCTGATCGTCATCAAGCCAATGCGCCACCACGTCGCGGGCATCACCCTGAAAATGCACCGGGTCAGCCTTGGGGTATCGGAGCTTGAATTGATCCTCGGTCAACAGGTCCGAGATAAACGCATATTCCCAATCGGAAGCGTCGAACTCGGTCGAATTTACGTCCCAATGCACCATGAGCGGATTAGGCACACGCTCGATGCGCGCTTCCATCTCGAAGCTACGGTCATGCACGTAGTCGATACCGATCCGGAAGAACCCGAACCCACCGGACACCGCATGATCTATCGCCGTGTCATAGGCGATTTCGGCGTTGGAACCTCGTTCAATCGACCGGATCAACCCGCCGATGATTTCCGCCGTGTTTACATCCGCGCCGTTATCGACCGGGGAAACCTTGATGCCGGGCTTGTTCTGCCGGGATTCGTTCACCACCGACCGGATAAAGGCCGGGAGCTTGTTGATGGTCAGGCAAGGGCGGCCTTCGGCTTCCCGCTGTTTCTTGATCTTGTCGTCCCATTGCTCGGACAGGCGGGAAAACCGAATATCCGCTTCGGCGGCCTCGCGGTTGAAGCTCGACCCTTCCTCGGATTCCTCGAACCGCTCTAGCGCGTCCTTTACAACGTCATCGGCCATCAATCAGCCCATCCATGAATGCTCGCCGCCGCCGAATTCAACATGAATCTTCCTCGCCTTCGGCCTTGTCATGGCCGGGAATAGTTCTGTCATCGCCCATACCAGCGCATCAACGCGATCCGGCGAACCCTCGCCTTCAAAGCCCGCCGCCGTCATGAGGCACATTTGATCTTCCAGCTTCGGGAAGCTGCCGATATGGCTGACCCGGCCCAAGCTGTAGAGCGCACTAATCGGCTCGGCCCGGACGTGTTTGCCGCGCGTTGCCCTGACCTCGATAATCCGAACGTCCTTGCGCACACTTTCCAAGGTATGACGCACCATGTCGCCGCCCTGGTTAACCTCGATCACGATGGCATCGGCTTCGTGCAGATCATAGGCAGCGATAGCGCGTTCCGCCCATTGCTTCGGGCCGCCCTTGAGTGTCATGTCGTCCAGGACGTATCCGCGACCGTCCGTCCCGTGACCTGCCACAATGATGCCGTGTTCGTCGCTGTTTTCCTCGGAACTCACCGCAGGATCGACCGCCACCACGATGCGCGCCATTTCGGGCGCTTCCGCACGCCGGTTTTGGTGCAGCGTCAAGCGGTCCCAAATAGCGCCCACAGCGGTCGGCTCGTATTCACCCAACCAGATATGCCCGTAACGGTCAGGCTTATGCTTGGCGTCGAACTGCCGCTCTGCGTCCAACTCCTTCGGAAAGAACGGGTTAGCGTCGTAGTTCACCTTGCGGATGATCGAGCCTTCGGGCGTCACGTCACCCCGGAACCGCTGATCCACCGGATCGCTGGCGTGTCGCGGATTCCACGAGAACCAAAGCTCGGAACCGGCCTTCCGGATTGTCGGGATCAGTATCTCAAGTGAGGTGGCGCTGATCGTCTGCGCTTCCTCGACCCAAACCCGATCAATGCCTTCCATCGACTTGATTTGATCTGTCGTCATCTTTCCAAGGCCGGCGAACAAAAACTGCGTGCCGTTCTTGCCTCGGATTTCGTTTTGTAGGCTCTCGTAAAAGTCTCCCGCGCCAAGCGCCCGAATCTTATCGTCGAGTAACTGCTTGACCGAATCTTTGATGGATAGTTGAACTTCCCGCGCGCAGAGTATCCGCAGCGGTTTCTTGCCGCCCTCAATCAAAAGGGCCGTGGCAAAGCTGTGAGACTTGCCCGACCCTCTCCCGCCGTAAAACGCCTTGTAACGAGCGGGGATGAATAGCTCGCTGAAAGCGTCCGGAATTTCAACTTGCACTATTTGACGAACTTAACCGTGAAGTTCAGGTCATTGCCGTCTTTATCGGTAAACCCGATGTCCTGCTTTTCACGCCAGCCCATCCGCGCCTTTGTCCACCAAATCGCCGCCGTGGTATCTCCCGCCATGGCTTTCTCGAAAAGCGTCTGGCCGATTTTGGTATTGGCTTCCACCGCAGCCGTGTCGATTTCCGCGCGGAAGTATTTAGCCAGGGTCTTTTTATCAATGCCGCCTCGGATGACCCGAGCTATTGATTCTTGCGGTATGCCCACCGCACACATTTTGCGGACAAGCTCGCGTTCTTCGTCCGTTGGGTTCAACGGCTTCGGGCCGGTCTTAGCCATCGTTGTCCCTTTTATGTGGGGGAAAGTTAAACGCACCCGGAAGCCCAGATCGGCCTTTGTGTGCAATAAGCTATGAAAAGGTTGCCGCTTCGGGCGTTCCGGGTAACAAAAAACCGCTCGACCTATTCGGGAGCGGTTACTTTCAGACATACCTACAGCCTTAAGCCCCACCCGTTTCCGGGTAAGGGGCCGTCCGTAGACATGCACAAGATATCGTGCCTCGCAAGATCGTGTCAACTACATTTTGCGGCGCAAGTCCGTTGATGAACATGGTGCGCGATATCGTTCACAAATGAACACGCCATCATATCCCCCTTCGTTCAATTAACCGATCCAAACCGCGCAAGACAGGCTCCACCTTCCGTTCCTGGTCCTCGCAGACCACCGCCACGACCGCGCAGGCGTCTTGGCCCATGTCCATCATCGAATCTTTGTAGCACTCGAAGTTCCACGCTTGGGCGTCGGACATTTCCCCGTTTCCGCCACCGGCGCCGGTGAAGTCCTGGACTTCGCTCGGATGGGTGTTCGCGTGCAGCTCGCGCAGCCATATGGCCATATCATGCCGCTTCCCGGCCTTTGGGTGCATCCCTAGCTTGCCCTCGTCCAGCCATCGGTCGATAAGGCTTTCGTATCGAGCGCGCGGGCCGACGATCCGCACGGAGTCTTCCTCGTTACTGTCGCGCACTTCCATGACAATTCCGCCATTGTGTTTCGCCCGTTCCGGAGTTGGTTGGATGCCGTTGTTGAAGTCCTGCCGTTCGCGGTATTTGCGCTTGCGTTTAGCCACGGGATGTATCCCTTAAATCAGGGACGGGCCGCCAAGTAAGTTTATAAGTCGTGGAAGATCGAAATGCCTGTTCTAAAACACCTTTATTCCACCGCAAGGCGCATGTGGGCATAACAAAAAAATCATCTACGACAGCAATTAGAGATACGTTATTCGTGTCTTCATCCATATTTCGACTCCGGCATGGTTTTAATCAATTCACCGATCCGTCTGGCCATCTGTAACCGCTCGGCCTTCGTCGCGTGACCGTACCGCTTTGTGGCAGGCTCGTGAGATTCTAGCGCCTTCAAGGTCTGGCGATACTTGCTGCAAGCGTCGTCGATAGCCGCCGTTAATTGGGCATAGGTCGGAAACCATTGATTAGCCTTCGGCCAATCCCACAAAACGCTCTGCACCGCATAAGCGGGTTGTTCCGAAAGCGCCTGCGCGAACGTGTTGATCTGCGCCACGAGGTCGGCTTGCGTGATGTTCTTCCCCGCCGTCATCAACTTGATGCGGCCAAGCGCGTCCTTAATGACATCAACCGGCAGGCGTTCCCCTTCCCGCGCTTGCAGCGCCTGTATCGCCGCAGATCGCTCCTCCGCGCTGATCTCCCCAATCACCTTGACGCCCGTCACCCGGTCGCAAGCGGCGTTGAATTCCAGCTTTAGCGCCTTGACCACGCGGGCCGGGACTTTCATTTCGGATTTGGCTGGTAGCATCATGCCCTCTCGATGGCTTCCATGACCGACGGCGGGCCGTTGCGTTGCTTTTTGCCGCCAAGGTGGGCCGTGATCCAATCCACCGGCGCGGCAACCCGCCCTGCCCTCGCGGCGGCGAACACATCCCTAACGGCGCGCGCATCTCCGCCCGTCATTTGCAGGCAACGCCCCACGAACGAGCGGAGTTTGTCCGGCGGTTTGTTTTCCTGCTCGGCAACCCATGCCAAACAGGGGCCAAAAAGCGCCGCTTTCCAATCGCCATCAATCGCCTCGAAAGGCGCGAAAGCGCCCGTTACGTTAGTAACGGAATGGTTCATTGGTAACGGTTCATGGTGTTTCACAGTAGAAACACCCCCCCCATCACTGTGGAAACACCCCTCTTTCACATCTGAAACAGGGGTATTGCAATTTGAAACACCCCCTAAAGCGAGGGTGTAGAGCGTGCTGCGCTGCGATCCGTCTTTCCGGAAACGCTGCTCTCTGGTCAGCAATCCATAGTCTTCGAGCGCGGCCAGAACACGAGTCACCGTAGGCACGCTGACCGATGCTTTTTTTGCTATGGTTTTCAACGCCGGATAACACGTTCCGTCATCGCAGGCGTAGTCCGCAAGGGCCAATAAAACAACCTTATCGCGCGGCTTTAGGCTTTGCTGGAATGCCCATGTGAGCACCTTAACGCCCATACGACGCCCCCCCATACAGCCCGGCCCGGAACTCCGGATGCTTCGGGCTTTCAAAGCCGTTGGCGTCGATTAAGTTTGCCGGGCAAAGGTTCGCGATTCTCCGGCTATTTGCGGCCTTTTTGCCCCCGGCCTCTCGGAACGGTACGCCGCGCTTCCATTCTCCATATGCGTTCAATGCCATATCGCTTCGGCGGCGGAAGTCGTCCGATCTCGCCCGCTTGTCGATCACCCATTGAATGCCCTTGCGCACGGCTCCGTGGTCTCGGTATTCCATCGCCTTTGCGATATCCCGCAAAGACGCATCGGTCTTTTCGCGCGCAACCCATGCGGCAATCCGGCATGGCAGGGCGGCTTGAACGGCACCCGTACCGCCTGAATGTCTCGCCTTTATTTGGTCGGTCGGGCAATTGTAGACGTGCGAGACGGCGAAGATGGCAAGATTGATTTCTCTCATTGGGGGACCCCGTTCACAAGGTTCGACCGGATGCCGTAAAGCGACCGTCGCCGCTTGTCGCTGCTTGGCGGGATCATGTCGATGACCTCGCACTTGACTTGTGGGAATCCTCGGCTGTGCCAGTATTCCTCAATCATTCTGGCTTGCGTTTCGGCGTCGTGCCTTACGTCGCTGGCCCGCAACATGGGCCGGCCAAGGTTCTGCTCAATCGGACAGTGCATTTCGTGTCTCCCGTATCATTTTGGTTACGTC